CACTAAGAGAATCCCTCTAATCCTTGTGGTAGCGGATTTATAATTTATTTTAGAATTCGAGTATTGCGTAATCGTATTGTAACGTTAATGTGATTTCAGCAGGGTCATTTGAATCAAATGATAAATCACCAAATTCTGCTGATTCAATAAACGCACCTTTTAATTTCCATTGTTCAATTTTATCACCAACTGGTCCTAACATATAGAAATCAATATCTTTCTTATAGAAGTCTGCGTATCCTCTTCTACCTGTGATTGATTCATGTCCTAATCTAATCCATTCCATCACTTGTTGTGCTCCTGATGGTACGATTGGGTCATACAATGTTATACCTAATGATTGCCATTCACCCTTTCCTTGAAGTTTTCTCTTGATGTTAATGTGGTCAAGAGTAATCGTTTCAAAGTTAATTGAGGGTCTATTTGCAGCTTTTATCAAGTAAGATTGAATACCATCAATCTCCATGATATACCTGTTCTTCATCTTCGGTTCGAAGTTGGTGTAGAACATTTGGTCGAATTCTAATACTTCTGCCATTTTATCTCCTAATTTATATTAATAAATATTACTTTTTACTTTTTTCAAAAGTTATGCCGAGAACGCTGCTCCTGTTGGTAGAATGTTGAAATCAATTACAATGAATTCTGCCGTTTTAGCTGGTTGTAAGAAAATCTGCCCTGCTAAAATGTTTCTATCCACAACATCAGGAGTGTTGTTAGTCTCATCCATAACTACTTTAAATGCGTATAACCCTTGTCTTTGTTGGATTCCTTCTAAATAAGGTTGAACCGTATTGATGAATCTTGCTCTTGTAGTTGCCGTGTTTTGTTCGAACACTAAGAATCTTGAAGTAGATGCGATAAACTTTTTAACAGTAATCAACAATCTTCTTACGTTAATTCTATCAAGTGCAGATGCCTTATCTTGAAGAGTTTTTTGTCCAAATGCCACGATACCTTGACCAGGGAACGTTGCGATTGGGTTTACTTTGTTTTCATATAAAGTATCTCTTTCAGAGTGCGTTAATCTGTTTACTACACTTGCTGCTCCTACAATTCCACCTCTATTTAAACCTGCTGGTGCAAACCACTCTGCTGCGATAGCATCGTTAGCTGCATATACTGCCGGTAGTAATACTGAAGGTGGTACACTTACTAATTTGTTTGTGTTTGTATCTATTGTTCTAACCCATGGGTAGTAAGTACCTACATAGTTAGAATCTACTGAATTTGCTTGTGTTGTTACTTGTGAAATAGTATCACTTTCACCAACGAAATCTGCGATGTAGAATGCATCTTGTCTTGCTTCAACGATATCAGTTGCTTTAGTTACAACTCCTGAGTGTAATCTTCTGATAACACCTGGTGTTACTAACATATTGATATCCCATTCATCTGCATTTGAAAGTGCATTTAAACATCTTGAGTAAGCAACATATCCATCTGCTGAAGTTGATGATAAATCAAATCCTTGTGAGTTACCCGCAGAGATTGAAGAACCTAATGCTATTTCTCTTGCCGGACTCATACCATCAAATCCACCTTGGAATCCTATCGTAAATTGTCTGTTAACCATATCTGCAGTTGCAGAACCTGTCATTTCTAATGATAATCCAACACCAGTTACATTTCCATCGAATCCAAATGCCACATTTGAACCTACTCCGGCTCCTTCAGGAATTGGATTTAAATATTGGTGGTTATCAATCTTAACTAAAGTAGTTTCTAAATCAATACCCGAGAATTTAAATGGATTACCTGTTGTGTTTGATGTTGAAGTTGTTTGGTAAGTTACTGCCGGTACAATCGTTTCATCACTTGCTAATACAGGGTTAGTGTATGCCCCGTGTGCGAAAGGTGCTGCTGAAACAGGGTAAGAACCTTGTGCTCCTACTTGTACTCTAATGTATTTAGAGTTGTTACCCCAATCACCATTTTCAGTAATCTTACCATCATTATTAATTGTATAATATCTATCACCAATTACTCTTGCGATATAATTTGGAGATGCAGGGTCTAAGTTTACATTACTAAAGGTTTCAACAACTGTTTTTCTCTTATCAGTATCATTAAATGCTCTTAATGTTACCGTAAATACAGAATAATCAGTTCCACCATCTTCACCTGCTGCCTTTACTCCTGAGATAGATACTTTGAATCTTGTGTTCTCACCGTTACCATGGCCTAACGTATGGAATCTAAATAGGTCATATCTTTCATTAGAGATTAATTGTGATTTTACCCAAGGTGTTGATGCTGCACTTGCTTCATAAGTAAAGTTTTGTGTTGGAAGTGCAACTGCCTCAATTACGTTTGAATCTGAGGTTGTTGATGCTTCATTTTCAAAATAAGTGTACACATATGCATCTTTTGGTCCTAATGGTGATTCACCAAACACATCACTAATATCATTACCTGCAGAAGGTAAGATAGATGCAGAAACTGCTCCAATTCCCGAACCACTAACTACAAATGAACCTGATGCTGAACCATCACTTACAGTAAATCCTGTAAATCCTACTTCCTCATCACCATTTGCGGTTGAATGTAAAGTTCCAATAAGAGTTTGTCCTCCTGAACCTGAAACTGCTATACCAATCGGTGCTACTTGTGAGTAACCACCAATACCTAATGTTCTTACTACTGTTACCGTACCTGCTTCTCTTAAGTAGTTTTGTACTGCGTATTCAGTATAGTAAGTACCATCAGGTGTACCAAATTTATCTTCAAACTCACTTTGAGTTCTAACGATTGTAGGAACGAACGCTGGTCCTTGTTTAAAAGGTCCTACAAACGCTGCTCCGATTTCTCCTACTCCCTGTGCTAAGAATGATAAATCATTTTCTCTTGTAAATACACCGGGTGATACAATTCTTTCTGCCATGTTTTTCTCCGAATAAAATTATTTAATAGATTATAATATCTTTTTGTATCTATAAATATAACGTAAAAACTGAAACGTATATGTTATTCAATCCTTATTATAGTGAACCACTGTCTTCAGAAGAACCACTCACTGGCTCTGCCCAAGGTAATGAACTTTCTTGTACTTCATCAGCCGGGTCATCTATTGCGTCAATTTGTTCCTGAATTCTTTCAGTCACGTGGTCCCAATAATTGTTAACTACAATTGATTGTAACCAACCAACTACATCTTCTTTTGTTAAATCTTCATACGGTACAAAACTTCCTGTACTTGTTGGGTCATACTCTAATGGAGTTGCTCCATTAAATTTTCCTTCTGTTCCAGTTGATGATTCAGTACCTGTTAAAACCCATCTACAATGTACTACAACGTTATCTGTCCCGCTTTGAGTTTTCTTTGTTAATTGATTAACTTCCCATGAATACGATATTGCCATTTTTTCCTTTTTAATTTTACATTAATAAATATATAAAAATCTCCCAAAAACAGAGATTCATATATATAAGTATCACTTATTTTCTAAAAACCTTATAATACGTGTGAACTTCCCGATACTAACGCCCATATATCTTGAACCAATTGTGATTCTGATACAATTAAGTGTCCACTTTTTTTACCGTAAGTATTGTGAGTATGAGTTCTACTAATCTCTACATCATCCTCATAAAAAGAAACTCTTTTTACTACTTCTATAAATGGAGTTTGTACGTTAATATCAAGTTTGTTTAAGTATTCTTCTTTTCTTATTGCCATTTTACTTTTTATTTAGTAATTGTTTCATCATCTCTTTCATTTCAGAGAGTTCTGATTTTAAATATTCTATTTCTTCTTTTTGCGTTTCTACAATCTCTCTTTGTTCGTTGATTGCGTTTACAAGAAGTGGTGCAATTTTTTCATATTGTACAGTCATGTAATCATAACCCATTTCCTGTGCAAGAGGTGCAGGTTTTACAATTTCGGGAAGAATTGATTTAACATCTTGAGCAGAAAGACCAATTTGTAAATCATTTCCTTTATATCCAATCATATTGGCTTCTTTATTGTTTCTATAATAGAAACCTCTTAATTTACCAACTTTATCAAGTGCGTTTTCAATATTACCCTCAATATCCTTTAATCTTTCATCTGAGTAGTATGCTATTACATCACCAGTAAATCTACCATACCCAGCTACATAAGTACCACCAGATTCAGTTCTAAATTTTTCTGAGTTATTGTAATATAATCTTGTATGTGAGTTAGGGTCTCCTCTTAATGCCCGTTCACCATTACTTACTTGTATTTCAATATTATTAGCATCATCATCAAATCTCAATCTTGCACAAATAGTACTACCTGAATCTCTGAAGTAAATTACACCATTATCCGAGTTATTCGAACGAATACTCATTGCACTACCATTATCATCGTAAATATCCCAACCATCATTCAATGCGTAATGATTAGCATTGATGTAATTCATTCTCGAAGTACCATTTGGGTCTGAATAATATCCCGTATCATTTGAATCATAGTAAACCGGTCCTCTAAACTGTCTTTCAGAATAAATTTCTTCTCTTGCACCAATCTGTGCAGATGTGTAAAGACCTCTATATGAATCAGGTACATTAAGTTCAGCTGCAGTTGTTGAACCAGGATTACCAGTCGGTCCTTGTGTCAGACCCCACCGATTAGCTCGTGAAAATGCTTCAGTTATTGCATAATTTAAAGTACCACTCGTAGATATATAAATTTGAAGATAATGTCTATCGTAAGTTCCACTTCTTCTAATTCTAATGTTATCAAAAATACCACCACTACTATACCAAGATTTACCTAACATTGTAATAGTTGCAGTACCACCATACGAAATACCAGCAGTAAACTTCATAGAACCATGTCTACCACTATTTCCATCCCACACATGGAATGTTGCAAATGCTCCACCCGAAGAACATTCTGCAATTGTATACCAGTTTCCTGCTGCTACACCTCTTGATGATGTTTCTGCAAATAGATATCCATCTACATTTAATTGACTAACACTTAATGTTCTTAGATTTGCATCACCATCATTATTATGTACATAATATGCTGTGTTATTTCTATCGTAAAGGATATTAACCCTAACATCATTCATGTATGATGTAGATGCGAAATCACCATAATATCCCGTATTGTTTCTATCATTAAATCTGGTAGCATGTATTTCACCACCAACTTGTACTGCTGATGTGTTGTACCATGCTAAGTAAATATTGTATCCACTTCTTGCATCTAAGTGTAAGTTACCATTAGATGTAGAAACCGTTGCATGGTCAGTTGCTCCACCATTTCCACCCAATCTTAGGTATCTACTAGATGTGTTAGGTCCTAAGAAGATTTCACCTCTACCTCTATATGAAGTTCCGGTTGTATTAGGGTCTATATAGTATCCTGTATCATTTCTATCGTAGAAAATGTATGCACGTGCGTTATCGGAATAAGAAATTCTGCGTACATGAGCATCACCACTATGGTTTACGTACCATTGTCTTGTACCTTGCCCACCACCTGAACCAGCAGAACCTGTTGTTGACCAGAATTCACTATGTCCTGAGTTTACATCAAATCTTAGATATGCACCATATGCATTACTATTATTTGCCCTACCATAGTATTGACCACTATAATTGATGTTACCACCAATACCTACGTTATCGTAAGTAATACCAGGTTCTGATGCCCAAAGTAATAAATGACCATCACCACTAGCACCACCACTATGGTCATAGAATAATTGTAATCTTGTATCACCATGACCGTTTTCTACTCTTAGATTTCTAAATCTTGAGTTACCATTAGGGTCTGCGTAAAATGCACTATCGTTTACATCATAGTAAACACCTGCTCTCATATGTCGTGTTGCGTGGAATACTTCAGAAATTAATCTTGCATTGTATTGCCCTGTATCACCATAGAATTGGAAATCAGCACCTGTTCCATCAGGGTTATCATCCGATACTCTAATTTCTGCATCAAACGATGTATTGATAAATCCAATTCTATTACCCCCAAGAGTAAGAGTATTTAAGTGAGATTGAGAATCAGGATGTACGTAATATCCTGTATTATTATAATCATAATAAATTGGTACGTAAGATGCACTTTTAGCAGCAATTCTACCATTTTCTGCATCTAAATATACTCTCGCATCACCATCCGATGCAACATACATACCCCAACCAGATACACCGGTAAAGTTTATAAAGGATGCATTTGTGTGAGAAAAACCAACACCATACATATTTGATAAGGTAGTAGATGCAGGATTGTATGAAGAACCAATAGTATAGATTGGGTTCGAGTTAGTGGAGTTACCACCAACATTATTATATGAACCAACCAAATGTCCTGTGTTGTGTGCCCGTCTACCTAAATATGCAACATATGATGTACTTGCCGGGTCCATGTAATATGAATTATTATCTCTATCGTAGAACCTTTGTGCGTACATATAATTGTGAGCAGTAACATCTGCTCCAAAATATGCATCGTTATTATTCAGGTTAATTTCTAATGGCCATCTTCCATTTGTTTGAGACCAAGATGTTGAATCGTTTCCACTACCTCTTAACACATAGAATATGTTAGAGTTAACGTGAATCATTGCAGAACGATGGTTGGTATCTCTTAAATAAATTGTTGGAGATGAACCTCTCAATGCCATAGAGTTACCATCTAAGTAAACCGATGTATCGTTAGAATCATAGAAGACTGGTGCTCTAAATGAACTATTTGCGTATCCATTTCTACCCGTTATAAAATCACCATTGTTTTGGTCAATTCTAAATTTCTCATGTGCGGTTCTATTACCACTATTTCTCGATGGAACTGTAAATGAACGAATTGAACCAGTAGATGCTTCCGCAGTAAATGAGAAGTAATTGTTTGGATTATCATGCCACAATCCCCAACCAGTGTATGGCTCATAATCTACAAAGATACCTGTCCAACCTTCAGCAGTTACTTGTTGCATACCGATTGCACCACCACTTGAACCTGTACCAGATGAGTTAAGTAATAAACCTGGTTTGTTGTAAGTTGCTGCGTTTACCGAACCTCGTATTCTTAACGAGTTACCCGTTGAGTAGAAATCTCCATAATATCCCGAATCACTACTATCGTAATAAATCGGAGAGTACGTCGATGACGATGCTCTCTGAGTTCTCATATAATTCTCACTTACATCAGTAACATCATAAACAGTTGCCGATGCTAAGTAAGTGTAGAATGTTGAGTTTGAACCACCTGTGATATAGAAGAAGTGGGTAGATGACCAAGAGGCAGTTCCTGAATGTACCATGAACGCATAATCTTGGTATTGACCAGTTCCGGCATTTGAAGTTAACCATTCACCATTTCCGTTTGAACCAATTGAGTTAGATGCCCATTGAACACTTCTACCAGATGGAATTTTCATTTTGAATACACACAACAATCTTCTACTTGCAGGTCCTGTATAAGCTGCGAAGTACCAACCACCATAACCAGGTGATGTTCCGTTTGAAGTAGTAGGTGCGTGTCTAATCTCAATTACATAACCACTTCTATTTGGCATGTTAGCGGCAGTTCCATCAGCAAATCCACTATTTCTTCTTGTATGGCTTACCGCAGAACCACCAGCGTTGTTATAAACATTAATTGAATTAGTACCATCTCTAAATTCTTCATCAGGGTAAAGTTTTTTACCTCCAGGTTGTAACATTCCCCAAACTGCGTTAATATTTCCAGTCCGAGTGTTACCACCAACTCCATTCAGAACTTTCTGCCCATCAACATAGAATTCTGCTGCGTTAACTCTTGATAAGTTAGAATATTGAGCAGGTTCTAAATAATAAGCACCATCATCATAATCGTAGAAATATCTAGCAGTTACACCACCTGGTGTGTAGAATGCGTAGTTATCACTTTTCTCGTTATATAATCTCTTATTATTATAAACCCTAACATAAGTGGAATCTATCATATACATACCACCACCATATGATTCGTTGTACCAACCTCTTGAACCATTGGTTCTTAACCATCCACCATCTGCGTAGATATCACCACTTACGTGTAATCTATATGAAGCAGAAGTTCTACCAATACCAACTGAACCACCACTTGCACCATTGATGTAAGTGTTTTGACCTGAACTATATTGTAATTGTAGTGGTCTACTCCGTGAGTAAACTTGGTCATAGTTGATTCGTAGACCCGATGATTGACCACCTGTATTAAATTCAACCCAATCTAATCGAGATGTTGAGCCTGAGAATCTAAGGATATCACTCGGTCCATCATATTCAATCTTAGGTCCACCATAACCATATTGATGGAATTGGATTTGTGGTTTACGAGAGTTTGTTGTTGTATTACCACTTTGAATCTGAATTGCTGAAGATGCAACTATTGATGGTTTGTGCCATCCGTATCCACTATCACCACTCCAGTTAGCAGTACCATCGTTGTAGTATGCTGAGTAATCATTTGCGTAGTAATCGTATTCATCAGTATATCCACCTTTTGCAAATATCTGTCCATCAACTGCTAAGAGTGAAGCAGCCCGAGCATTACCACTATGCCATTTACCTAATCTCCAACCTGCGTTACCATTTCCATTACTATCAACTGCGAATGTAATACCTCTATCATAAGTTGAAGTACCTTGCATTGTAGTAATTAGTAAATCATGTGCTACATTGGCATCTGATGCTAAACCTGATGCTTGTGATTTTTGGTTAGCAGTACCTGTAAACCAAGTACCATTACCAGCACCAATCCAAAATTGTGGATGACCTTGGAAGTGTAAATTAGTTAAGTTACTAAATCCAACCGCATCCCAATTTGAAGAAGCACCTAATAAGTGGTATTTATCAGTAAATTCGATTCCACCACTACCTCGTGAATCACCATAAGTGTAAGTACCATACGATGTTGTTCTAAATCTTTCACCACCATTTTCATATAATCTAACATATGGTCTTGAAGTTTCATTTTCTAATCTAAATAATGTATGATTGGTACCTTCATTATCATCACCTTCGAAAATAAAGTTAGCACCATTATTGTAAGAATAGAATCTATGATTATTTCCATCATGCCAAATCCGTAAATCCGAACCATTACCAAACCGAAGGGTTTGACTATCTCGCATTAATAAGTTTGCGTAAATCTCAATTGGGTCATTAGAATCAGCATCAATATATCCTCTGATATCCAATTGTCCTTCGATTTGAACATTCTGCATTACCGAAGTACCATCACCATCAAATCGATAAGTAGTATTAGTATCGTAGAATACAGGTGCAGTTAAACTAACCGCATTATTAAATGCTCTACCCGATGTTGCAATATCAGTCCAAGAAGACCAGTTTTGACAACAATCTCGAAGTGAACGAACTTTTAATCCCGTCGAAGTAGTCCCAATCCAATCTGCAGAAATTTCAAATGCTCTACCCGAACCATTTACCTGCATTGATAAATCGTATGTCCATGGATTGTTTGCACCACCATTGTATGCTCCGTAGATTGCGATACCCGTAGATACTTTTTGAGTTCTATTGGTATCATAAGAAATACCAGTTCCTAAGTATCTAAGTGAAGTATTAATGTTAGAACCTGTTATACTTCCTGATGCACTAACATTTCCATTTACACTTATGCCCGTGTTTGTAGTTAATAATTTTTCCGAACCATTATAGTATAATGAAGTTTGAGTAGAAGTTGTTCTAACTGCCCAATTACCATTACGATTTAATAAACCGAAGTTAGCACCATCACCATCACCATAAACGTATCCATAGAAAGTATCGTTTCCATCGTAGAACTTAATACCAAGAGGGCCGTTTGTATCATTTGCTCTAAATCGTAAGTAGTTAGTATTACCCTCGTCTAAAAATCTTACTCCATCGTTAAAGTGAAGTTGTCTTACATAGTTAATTTCATTATTACCCATGTGCATACTTCTACCCCAATAGATGTAAGATGTAGCATTAGTATCATAGTAGAATAAGGTTGAATCAGCACCATTGTTTCTTGTGTACCAAGTAAATCGATATCCTGAGTTCCAATCCCAATGGACTCCGTACCGAATATTATTAGTACTACCCTCACCGAAGTATAAATCAGCATCACCACTATCAGTAGCACCAATATGAACTATATCGTTGATATGAGTTGTATCACCATTACCATTACCCAATTGAGTATTACCTCTAACTGATAATGAATCTGCATCAATTGCGTTTAATCTTGATGTAGAGTTTGGGTTTAAGTACCAACTTGGGTCTGTTCTATCATAGAATGTATTTGCATACATATCATTTTGAACATATAGATTTCTATTGAAATCAGTCCAATATGCCTTACTACGTGAACCATAAGCTGCAAATATTTGAATTGAACCTAATGATATTGAATTCGATGCATGAGACCAAGTTGGTACAATTCTAATTCTAAAGTTGTTTCGATATCCACCACCAACTGCCCAAGATTGAGTAATTGATGTACCACCTGGCCATGAACTTAACCCGGTTCTTGTTACATCGGTGGTAAATCCACTTTCATAAGGATTACTTACACTTTCTTTTGTTTCAAGGTAACACGCAAATGAATTACCATTTGTACTATGTGTAATAGTTACATTGTTAACAAAACTATATCCTAACTGAGTACCAAACCAAATAATAAATTCTTGATATGTACGAGAAAGAGTTATACCACCCCATTCATGAGATGCTTGTCCATCAAGTAAGGTGTTTACATTTCCTAAGTTTGTCCAAGTACTACCATTTCTACCATAAAGAGTTGCCGATTTGTATCTTGCGATATCAAATACAATACCCGAGTTATCACCTGCTCCACCTGCATAAACTGATTGTCCTAAATACCGTCCCTCTAAATCAAATCCACTTCCATCAGTTAATCGAACATCTGCATCTAAATAATTTAAATTTGTTGTTCCATTAGGGTTTACAACATATCCTGTACTATTTCTATCAACTAACCTATCTGCGTAGATATCACCATAAACTTCAACACCATAAGATTGAGTTCTAAGTTTTTCAGTACCATTATTATATAAACTTAGATATGAATTTCTGTATGCTAATAACATCCACTCATTATCGATATCATTAAAGATACCAACTTGTGAATTATCTGCTGACATGAATACATATCTACCATTGATTGAGTATCCTTCCCAACCACCTTTACCACCACCATGAGTCTGAACAGTACCATAGTTACCATCTACACCACCTTGACCAACTCTGAAGGTAACTTCGTTGTTATCACGCATTTCAACGTAAGAATCTCTTACAATTCTTACTCCCCAATTACCATCTCTATCTAATAAACCAAAGGAATCACTAGCATCGTGATATAAATAACCACGAATAGTTCCACCATTGTCCATTAATCTAATACCACCCGAGTTATTACCTCTAACATCAAGATATCCCGATTCTTGGTTTCGAATCATTAGAGCGTTTTCACTTGCTCTCCATTGAATATATGCTCTATCAGTTGTTCCTTCTTCAAATCGAATATATGGATTCGATGAACCCTGTAAGGTTATTTTGGCATCATCTGATGTGTATATACCTAAATTATATCCTCTATCACTATCACTACCAATAGTTACATTACTACCTGTAAATGAGAATACGTTTGAATCTGCATTTACTTTAAATACCGAATAAGTTCCTGAATTGTTTGTTCGAGTTTGTAATCTAATTTTACCTCTACCCGAATTATTATCTACTTGTTCGATGTAAACACCACCAGCATCAATACCTGAATAAACATACGGTGCTGAAGTTCCACCACCCCATTGTATAATACCATTTACGTGTAGAGGTCTTGCTGGGTTCGTTAATCCTACACCAAAGTTTCCGCCATTAATATATGAACTACCTTGAGAGTGAATTAATGCTCTCACGGTTCCATCAACGGAACGTAATCTCATATCAGGTGTACCATTTGAATTTACCCAAAAACCTGATGGGTTATCGTTACCAACGGTTGAAGTTTGGAATCTAAATGCCCAATCGGAGTTTTCAACGTGGTCAATTACAATCGCATCTGCTGCAATTCCATTTCTATTAAGGTAAATTGCACCTCGTGTATTTAATGCAGTACCTGTTGTATCTAAATCTAAATGATATGCTGTTGTACTCAATGGATAGAATATCGGTGCTCTAAAAGACCCATATGCTTGTACATAGTTTGCATAACTTCTAAGTTGCCATTGAGAACCTTGTCTAATCTCAAATCTATCAGAATACCCTAAGATTGAGTTTGATGGTTGTCCACCTGTACTACCAGCACTTGCTCTAAACGCAATTACGGATACTCCGTTATCTGCTGCGTATAATCTAAGATTTTCGTTATAGTTGTTGTTATTTGCTTTGTTAAAACTAAACCATGCATTATTACCAATATAGATACCATCAGATGGGCCATCTACTTTAAGTGGTACTAATCCACTTACGGGGTCATAAAAACCTGTTGAATATGAGTTGTTGTTCGGCATCCAAATATAGGAATCCGAACCATTCATTTTTATATCACTACTTACATTAATATCATTGAAAGTAACATTATCAGTTGTACGAACATTTTGGTTCATTAAATAAACCTCAGTTGCACCTTGTCCAGTATTAATTGTACCACCAATCGTTACATTACCAGACATATTCCAATTACCACTTGAATCAGTCCAGTTAGAATCAGTTACAAATCGTAATCTATCAGGGTTAGTACCCTCATCCATTCTTAACATTTGTCTACCACCAGCTACTAACTGAAGGTCGTCTGCATTTACAAACCGAATGTATGTATCTTCATCATCACCATGTCTAATATAAGAATCTACATCTAAGATTGGTGTTCTTAGACGAGTTTCAGCGTACCATCTATCTTGCGATTCATCCCAAAAGAATTTTCGAGTTGCCTCGTTTCCTCTTAAAACTTCAATACCAGAATCTTCAGAAGGAGTACCTGATGTAAAGTTTGAATTAAGAGTAATAATATTATCTGCTAAATTAATCGTTTCGGTATTAACAGTTGTAGTTGTACCTGTTACATTCAGATTACCTGTTAAGTTCAGGGTTGTACCATCAAAAGTAAGATTACTTTCAACAGTTGCATTTGGTGCTGAACCATTAAGTGTAATTACACCATTATCAGTATTACCAGTTAAAGAAAGTAATCCACTTGAACCAGCTGAACCTGAACTTCCCGAGGAACCACTCGAACCTGAACTTCCTGAACTTCCTGAACTACCACTACTTCCTGAGGAACCTGAACTTCCCGAACTACCACTTTGTCCACTACTTCCTGAAGAACCACTACTTCCCGAACTACCACTTTGTCCACTACTTCCTGAAGAACCACTTGAACCTGAAGAACCTGAAGAACCACTTGAACCCGAGGAACCTGAACTACCCGAACTACCACTAGTTCCTGAGGAACCACTACTTCCTGAAGAACCACTTGAACCTGAACTTCCTGAACTACCTGGATTACCCGGTGCACCTGTATTTCCTGAACTTCCTGAACTTCCTGAAGAACCACTTGAACCTGTAT